CGACTTGATCCTACTGACGCAGCACGCACAACACTTCTTAATGACAATTTCTTTGGCAACAAATATCGATACACTGACACTGTTGGCAATCCGTCAAGCGTAGGCACATCGGTACCTTCACGCATTGATTGGCTTAATCACAATTGGACGGGTGCTGTATCTTACATTGTGATTGACCATTTATTCAAAGTAATGTATTGGGTTCAATACATAGACAATGCAGGTAAGATTGACATTAGCACTACCGCTACTGGTGACACGTGGTATAATTGGCTAACATATATCGCTGGCGTGACACTTGGTGGATACACAGGATGGCTACCAATTATGCTAAACACTCAGCTACCACACGCAGCAGCCTGCGATGCTGGTGACACAGATTACAAGTCATTTTTTATCAGTCATTCATCGGGCAATCGCTTACAAATATTGACAGGTGAGAATTACACAGCTACTCGATTTTATCCATTTATCGACAGTGCAAATGGTAGCTTAATATCATCTCTTGGCACATCAGATGCCAGCTTAAAGGCAGGCACCTCAGGATTTCGCGCCACCCTGACCAACATTTTCGCAATGCGCATAATGACTGATGCTGAAATCGCAGCACTTACACCATGATAACCGCTGAGATAAATCGTCAGGAGTTAGATAAACTAATGAAGCGCATTGAGCGATTAGCTGCTATTGACACTGCCAAACGCAAGGAGATAAGGAACGAAGCGCGCAAGATTGCACGTAATAATTACATTGCTGCGCTCAAAGTATCAATACAAGATTATCCACGCACAATTGTTGTGGTGCGTGATGGCACGCGCATCGTTATACCTCCAGGCACGCTGCGCAGGTCACTTGGCACATGGACACCTAAAGATGCCAAGGCGCGTATTGCCGCTGGACCTAGAGCAGGTCAATTCCGCAAGATGCCAAACAACCGTGATGGATGGTTTGCGCACTTTGTGGAATTTGGTAATTTTCCTGACAAATTTGGCGGCAAACATCGCACTACTAACACGGGGGTTTTTCAAAATGCAATGCAGCAGACCAGCGGTAAAATGCGCCGTGAAATGATTGATGCAATGCGTAATATAATCAGACAAACCGCAAGATAATGGCAACAGGTCAAATAGTTATATTTAACAGATTAACCAATGGAGCTACTGGCGTTAGGCTTGGTAGCACATCAGGTGTGCCGAGGGTATATCCGCTGCATCAAAGGATTCAATTTCCTAAAGATAAATACGTGGTTTATTTTCGCAATCAAACCAATCCAACGCCTACGAAGGCTACTACATCAGTAGTGGACGAGGAGACATATATAATTCAATGCTTTGCCAAGGATTATGACGAATGCGTGGCAATTGCTGATGATGTGCGCACCGATTTAGACCGATGCCCTGAGCAATTATATAGCGGTGTGTATTTAATGGGTAGCAATTTCGAAAATCAAACCGATCCCGAATACGACGAAAAGACGGGCTTATTTGATTGTGAAGTTGAATTTTTACTACGCATCAGGCGCAGTGGTACAATCCCTAACTAATTTTTTAAATAATGTAATGTAGGCAGTACGCAACACTCTATAAATTATTATCTTAGCAACCAATAAATCTTAATGACATGGCACAGTACACAGGCGTGATGAACGCTTCAAAATTCATCTTATATGCAGGTAGCAGCTACGCAACAGCTACCCCAATCGGATTTGCTACCGATGTAACTATCTCGGTTAGCGCCGAAACTCGTGATGTAACTAATAAATTTAGCGCTGGCTGGCGTTACTTGGCCGAGGGTTTGCGCTCATATACAATCAGCGGCTCACATCTATTTGCCGAGGATGCTAGCAACGGCGAAACAGAATTGTACGATGCAATCGGCGCACGCACTCCTTTGTATTTCAAGGCTACCGTTCAAAATGATAACACTGGATCTACCGCTGAGATTAACGGTAATACACGTTACAGAGGAGTAGCCTACATTACATCTCTTGAGCGCACTGGTGGTGTTGACGATAACGTGACATTCTCATTTACCGCTGAGGGCACTGGTGTACTTATCCGCGAGACGATATCTGAATAATTCCTAAACACACAGAGACATGATTGATGGATTACTAAACATTGCTGGAAAGCAATTGCCATATCGACGGACACTTGGTGCGTGCAAGAGATTTGACATCCGCTATCAACCTGAGATGACCATATTCAAATTAGGTGAAGGTAGGTTTAATCTTGAACACGTTATATATCTAGTATATGTATTCGTCCACGCTGGATTCAAAGCGCAAGATGACGATGTGCCTGAGTGGTTTACCGAGGAATGGCTAGAGGATAACGCGACCATGGATGAGATGTCATTGCTAATTGCAGCAATGGACAATCAAAAGGCTAACAACACTGACGCAAAAAAAAAGGCAGCGCAGGGAGAAAGTTAAATACTTCAGATGATTGGTGGCAGGATGTCATTAAATTAGGCGTAGGTTTTTTGCAACTTACGCCTGATTTGTTTTACGAAATGACATTTGAGGAATTGCTAATAATGCGTGACGGTAAGATTGAGCACGATGATATTGACCGCCGCATGGGCTGGGAGCAGGCGAGAATGATTGCATATAAATTGAGCGCACCGTACTTCAAAAAAGGGCAGGTACCCTCAATCACTGCATTTCACAAATTACCGTGGGATGACGAGATTAAACAGCAGAGGCAAGAGCTCAACATGGAATTATATGAGGCGGCCAAAGCTGAATATTTAAAGGAATTGAAAAAACATAAAATGAAAATAGCATGAGCAGCTTAGGTAATCTCGTAGTCAATATAGGTGCGAACACGAAAGAGCTCAACAAGGCACTCGGTCAAGTGCAACGTGAGATACGCACCACCACGGGCAATATTCAAAATTTAGGCAAGCAAATGAGCATGGCATTTACCGCTCCGCTTGCGTTAATTGGTGGGAGCGCATTCAACACCTTTCAAAAGTTTGAGCAGCAGATGGCCAAGGTGCGCGCGGTGTCAGGAGCCACAAGCACTGAATTTGCCGCGCTCAAAGCTAACGCTGAGGAGCTTGGAGCATCTACCCGATTTAGCGCAACTGAAGTAGCTGAATTGCAGACTGAATTTGCCAAGCTAGGTTTTACTGCTGCGGAAATTGAAAATGTAACCGAGGGCACACTGGCTCTTGCGCAAGCTACTGATTCTGACCTAGCACAAGCCGCTGAGGTGGCAGGTAACGTGCTCAGGGCATTTCAATTAGAGGCCAGCGAAACAGGGCGTGTGACTGATGTAATGGCGCAATCTTTCAACTCGACTGCGCTCGACATGGAAACATTTAGCTTGTCGATGAAGTTTGTCGCGCCAGTGGCAGCCAGCGCAGGTGTATCGCTCGAGGAGACTACCGCATTGCTTGGATTATTGGCCGATGCTGGTATTAAGGGCAGCACCGCAGGTACATCATTGCGGCGCATCATTTCAGAGCTCGGAGCAGGCAGCGAGCCTGTGACGGAGAAGATTAAACAGCTTGCCGCAGGTGGCCTTGACCTGACAAGCGCAATGGATGAAGTCGGCCGCGAGGCGCAGTCAGCATTGCTCGTGTTAGGTAACAATATTGACAAGGTTGACGGATTGACTAAAGGCCTTGAGGATAGTGCAGGTGCTGCTAAAGAGATGGCAGGCATTATGGATGACACATCGCAAGGTGCGATGAAACGCATGCAGTCAGCTGTTGAAGGGGCACAGATTAAATTAGGTGAAGCGCTTGCCCCTGCAATTATCAGCGTAATGGATAGCGTGGCCAATTTAGCGTCATACTTCAGCACGCTGAGCCAGGGTACTCAGCGCGCTGCGGTCGTTTTTGGTACGCTGTTAGCTGCCGCAGGCCCTATATTGATAATGTTGCCACAGATGGTGCAAGGTGTGGCGTTGCTAAAGGTGGCAATGATGCAGGGGTTAATACCAGCATTGGTTAAGGTTAATGCGGTAATGATGGCTAATCCGTGGGTGCTCGCCGCCGCTGCCGTAGCTGCATTGAGTTATGCTATTTATGAATTAGCAACTCAGACAAGCTATGCTGAGGAGAGCATGACTAAAATGGCTGATATACAGCAGCGGATCAGTGAGGAGGTCAACACAACTGCTGGTAAAGTTTTGGCGTTGGCTAAGATTGTTGAGGACGAAACTCAGAGCGAGAAAAAGCGCATTGGAGCTTTAAAGGAATTGCAGAAGATAGCTCCTGAGCACTTCGGAAATCTTGATATGGAAAAGGTCAAGATGGGCCAATTGTCAAAATCAGTGGATGCTTATCGAGATAGTATATTACGCGCTGCTAAGACAAGGATTTACAGCGAGGAGTTAGAGGCGGCGTTGAAAGTGCAGGCTGAATTTCAAGAGAAAATAAATAACAAAACTCAGGAATACAAAGAACTAGTTGAGAAAGGTGCAGGTGCAGCGGCCAATAGTGCGCAAAAGAAAATTAAAGCCTATGAAACTGAGCTGAATGCTGCTGATAAAATTGTCACCGAGATATTGGATAAAATGGTTGACCTTAATGATGTGCCTGCTCCAGTTGACAGGGCATCTGAGTTAAGGTCAGAATTTATTGCGCTGAATAAGACGCTGAAACAAACCAAGGAAGGCACCCAAGCATATAGTGACGTTAGCAATGCGATTGCTGAAGTTAAGGCTGAACTAGATTCGCTGACGAAAAAAACCGAAGCGCCAGCGGCTAAGCCTAAGGTAATTGAGGATGTCAAAAAGAAAAGCGAAGAAGCCAAGGTAGCCGTTGAGCAGCTTAGCTTTGAAGCATTGCAATTGCAAGAGTTAATGCGATCTAGCGTGCCGAGTGATTTGGACAAGATTAAGATTCGTCAAGATTCAATGGGTGGCGAATTACAATTACAAGAGATTGATGGATCAGAGCAATATGATGAGGGAATTGTAAATGAAGAGAATATTAAACTAGCTAATGATTATGCATCGGCGATTGACCGAATCAACGAAAAAAATCAATCGATGCTCAACATGACGCAAAGCATTAGCGGCGAACTTGGCCGCATGTTTAGCACGATGATTGACGGCAGCATGACCGCAGCCGATGCGCTCAAACAATTTGGTATCTCGGTACTCAAGACAATGATTGGCGTGGCACGCGCTCACGTAATTGCTACCTACACTAACCCTGCTAACCCTGTCAACGCAGCTACGGGGGGGCTTGCGATGCCGCTGCTTATCGCTGGTGGATTGACGTTGGTTGAGACGCTATTGGGTGCTGTTGCATTTGCCGATGGTGGTATTGTCTCAGGCCCTACGCTCGGCCTTGTTGGTGAATATGCTGGTGCGCGCAATAACCCTGAGGTCATTGCGCCGCTAGATAAGCTGCGTGATATTATGGCTGATACCAGCGGAGGCCGTCAGGAGGTAATGGTAACAGGTCGCATCAGCGGTAACGATATTGAGTTAATCTCGGAGCGCGGCCGCAACAATCTACGCCGCTCACGATAACACACTAACACATGGCTATTTACAATCACACATGGTTTGACTTTATATCTGACCAAGGCACTAAATACAGGGTAAAGATTAACAGCACCGCGCTGCCTAACACGAGCGATGGATTAGGCCGTGAAACTCTTGGCGGCCCTGATGGATTTAGGCTAGAGTATGATGGCGAATCGCAGGAGACCTTTAAGCCTGTGATTGGCTCTAAGGTGTCATTTACAATTAATTATGGCACTGTTCAGATGAATGCTGGGCTCGTCGGCATTAATACTGAAACCGCTGTAATTGAAAGCATTATCGCTAGCCTGCGCGTGTTGACAACTGACGCGCAATACACGGTTGAGATTAGGCGTGACCCTGATGACACTGACACGTTATATTGGTGCGGCGTGCTGTTAACTGAGCAGATTGAAGTAGCCAATGAAGCCTATCCGCGCGCGGTAAAATTCACAGCCAGCGATGACATTGCCAATCTTGAATATGTCGATTACGATGAATACTTTGGAATTGAATCATTCAAAAATGGCATCATAAAGATACTGCGTCAGACGCGCATGGCTGATGATTACTGGGATAGCAATGCGCTTTTCATTTCATTCCAGCGATTCATTACCACGACATCACAACTCAATGACACAGGGGCTGATGCGTGCCCTTACGATTGGCACCGATTTATATCCTCAGATACGCTGATACCTGACAGCGATGGAGGTAACCGTTCGCGCAAAGCTGGTGAAGTGCTGCGTTATTTGGCTGATACCTTTATGGCCTCAATATATCAGGCCGATGGTAGGTGGTGGGTAATCCCTGCGGCGCAGACAACCACAAGCCCATTAGCATATTCACTGCACAATTA